GGCCACGATAAGGCCACACTCAAAGGCTGACCAGGTGCCGTCCTCGCGCTCGCCAAGCATTGACTCAAGGGCCACAACTTGCCAGTCGTCAAGGATCAAGCCAGCGCTCGCGCTGAGGTCAACGACCTCGGCGATCGCGTTAGAGCTAGACGGTGGGACGACGAGAGCGCGCGGCTTCGGCGCGACGGCTCTCACGACGGTCGGAGATTTCATCGACGGGGCTGGCCTTTCCGGTAGGCACGCGGTCGACTGCCTCAATGGCGGCCACTAACTGGCGCGCGATCGCGGCGGCTTCGTTGTCACTTGCACGCTCAAGACGTTGGGCCAAGTTGTCGCGGATCGCCTCAAGGGCTTGGGTCTTGGTGCCCGTATTCACGACCTCGCTCAGGCTCGGCGTCGGTGTCATCAGGCCCTCCAAGTGGTCGGTCAATTTTCGCGATGCTCGGAGAGCGCCTAGAACTTGTCATCGGACAACTTCACCACGGTCGCACGAGGCTGAAGCCGTGACGGCGATCCTGCGGGCGCTGAAGATGACCACCGCGAAGGCCGTGGGCTTTGGAGAGAAAAAAGAAGCCTGCGGGGTCGTCCGTATGCGCCTATTTTCGACTTTTCCACTACCCCCACCCTCACCAAGGCCGGCTCGGTCGCACTGCCGAAGCATTGGGTGACCGTCGAGGGTCGACCTTGTCCTGCTTGGAGCTGTTGCAACCGTGATGGGCACCGGCAAGGTTCCCCACGTCGTAGACATCGCCGCCGGCATTGACGGGCACGATGTGGTCAACGGTGGACGCCCATCGCGTTCGCGCTGGAGCGGTGGGATCAAGGGGCAAGCCACACAGGTGGCAGTCTTGGGATCGGGCAAGGATGTACAGGCGCAGGGCCTGCCACTTCCTAGTCTTGCGCCAGTCAGGCGACGAGCTCACGGTTGGCTTCATCAAGTAGGCGATCTATTGCACGGGCGAAGACTTCAATGTCTTGGCCGGCGGCTTCGGCTTTGCGCTTGCTTTCGAGTGCATGCTCTAGGGCTGTGGTGATCTCGGGATCAAGCATTAGCTGACCGCCTCGCAATAGACAAGCCCCAAGCGTTTGGGCTTGGGGCTGTTTGAGGGCGCACTTATCTAGTGGCGTTTCATTGTGACACAGGTCTGAGACATTACCTTGGGGCGGTGTCGAGCCAAGCGGTCAACACTAACTCGGTGATCTCCTGGTAGTAATCGGTGAAGAACTCCTCGGCCTCATCGAGGTCGGTGTTCAAGGTGACGGCGCGCACGACGCGGTTGATGATGGCCACCGTGGCACTCCATCCGGTTTCCATTTCGGTGACGATGACGTAGCCGTTGCGCCGGCTGAGGTGGTGCATCTCGACGCCGACTTGGGTCATCTTCATGCGCTGGCCTTGGCAAGTTCGAGCAGGTCGGCGAGGTCGTAGAGGTGACGCGCGCGATCACCTTTGCCAACGGTGTGGACTTTGCCTCGTTGCACCCATTTGCGGATCGTGGCCGGCGTGATGGTGTAGCCAAGGTCGTGGAGTCGCGCGCTGGCAACGTAAGCGTCAACGGGGCCGACAGGGTCGCATCCCAGCAGGAGTCCAAGGCGTGGCCACGTGTCGGCTTCCCACGTGGTGGAGCACACCTTGCAGGAGATGGAGCGCTCAAGGGTGGTGACCATGAGCACGCCAGTGCAGGGGCTGCCATCGGTCAGGGTGCCAGGGCAGGTTCCGATGGTCAGGGTGGGCTCGCGCTGGACGAGGGCTCGGTGGCAGCCTTCGATGGCGTCGTCGACTTCGTTGAAGAGCTCGTCGATGAAGGGCTGGTCAAGGAGCCAGGGCAGGTGCTTGGTGAGGTAGCGCGCGACGGCTTTGAGGTTGGCCTTGGGTAGGGCGATGCCTTGGTCTTCGCTGACGATGCGAGCCCAGCCAACGAGGACACTTTCGAGCTGCACGCGCGCGTTGGCGATCTCTTCACGGTAGGGAAGTGGGTAGGAGCGCGAGGCGCTTCGTGTGGATGACTGGCCAGTGCCGTCGTTGGGTAGTCGGGCCAGTAGTTGCTCGACGAGGAAGTCGACGTCGGTGAGGTGGCTTTCCAGTGTTGCGATGTCTTCACCGCGAAGGACGCTCACAGCGTCGCCGAATCACTTGTTTGAAGCCAAGCCATGTAGCCGTCGGCTGCGGCTTCAGGCCTGCGCCTCAGGCTAACATGGTGTGTCAACTGAGGCTCTGTGCCTGACCTGTTTGGATTCATCGGTCAATCTCCCATTGGTTGAGGGGGGCGATTTCGTTCGCGGCGTTGTACTTGTTGATGTGGGTGTAGCGGGTGTGACCGAGGTCGTTTGTTGCCTGCGAGATGAAGCCTTCTTTGACGAGGGCGTCGATGGCGTTGTGGATGGCTTGGGCTTGGAGCCATCCCTTGTTCTTGTCATAGGTGTCTTTGATGGCGTTGACGAGTTTGGTCTTGGACAGGTTTTGCTTGGGCGAGCTGGCGAGGATTTCGCTGGCCGCTTCCATCAGTGAGGTGGGCCGGCTCGGGTCGAAGGCGTCCTTGTCGATGTAGGCCACGATCGTGCCGTCGGGGGCGGTGGAGTCCAGGCGGAAGGTGCCAAGGTTCCCGCTGGGCGCGTGCGCTCGCACTCCACCTGGGCGGTCTTTGGTGACCTTGAGCGCGATCTTGCCGTGCATACCTGGGGCGGGGATGGCGATGGCACTGGCGTGGAGGTAGAGACCGTTGACGATGCGCTTCTTGGCGATGCCACCGATCGCGTAGCCGGTGTTTCCGTTTGTCGTTTTGGGTAGGTGGTCAATGGTCAGCACGGCGGTGCGCTCGGCGACCATTGGCATCAGGACGGTGCGATAGGCGTGGGAGATGTCGTCGTTGGAGTTGGAGTCCAAGCCGAGCATGGGCACGAGCTCACCGATGGAGTCGATGACCAGGTAGTCGGGGCAATAGTCCACGATTTGGTCGCGCACGATGCGCAACTCGGGCGGGGACTCGGGTGCGTAATACCTGAAGCGGCTCGGGTCGCCGAGCACTGTGGGGTCGGCCCCAAGTTTGCGGAACCGGTCGACGGTGTCGATGTCGCCGTTGTGGTCGATGTCGATCAGGGCAACGCTGCCCCCATCGTTGAACACTTGGGTCGCGATGTGCATCGCCAGCCACGTCTTGGCCGTTTCGGGGTCGCCATAGATGCCGTTGACTTTGCCCCGATAAAGGAGGGGCACACCATCGAAGCGCGAGCCCAGGCTTGGCTTGGTGGGTTCACGCCTTTCACCGCGCGCGACCCAGGAAAGGTCGACGTGGGCGGGGCCTTCGGGTTCGGCTTCGGGTTCGCCTTGGTCTTGTCCACCTTTGGCGGCGTTGTCTGGGTCAAGGCCGAGGTCTTTGAGTAGCCGCAGGCTGACGGTGGCCGGTAGGCCAGGCGTGGGGTCAGCGTTGAAGGCGGCCAGCGCGCTGATCTCTTCACGCGGTGGCACGATGCGCGGGGAGTCCCTACCGGTGCGCGCCGAGGCAAGGGTCGCCTCAATCTCGCGGTCATCTAGGCCGATGGTTTTGGCCACTGCGCTCAGCTGCTGCTCGACCTCACCGGCGTCAAGTTCACCGGAGCCGACGAACTGGTTGAGCACGAAGGCGGCCTTGTTGAGGGCATGGTTTCGACCACCTTCACCGGTTGCACCAAGTTCTTGGAGTTCACCGCGCACCGCCGCCGCGACGTAGGCACTGTGGTCACCTTCGCGCGCGGGCAAGTTGTCCAGGTCAAGGATGGCGCCACCTCGCGCGGGCTTGGTGGCGAGCATGTCAACGAGCCAGTCAAGGCTCACGTGATCGGGTGGGCGCTGTAAAGGATGGTGGATCCGTCGGCTAGTTGCGCGCGGTAGTAGCCGGCAAGGTAGCCGACGAGCTCCTTGACGATGGTGGCGTCTTGACCGTGCCAGGTGACCGCGTCACCGATGTCAGGCCCACCTTGCTGGCCACTCATGGGGTGCCCTCGCCGTCTTCGTTGTCATCAAAGGAAGCACGTCGGGCTTGTTGCATGTTGTAGTCCTCGATGAACGTGGCGATGCGTTCAATGGTCGCGTAGGCGGCGATGGCGTAGGTGTCTTGCGTGCGTGTTCGGTTGCACTCCGGATGGGTTCCGTCGCAGTCGCACAGGAAAGCGAACGGTGTGAAACGGTCACGGATGAGGTAGGGCAGGTCGTGGATGTTCATGCCGCGACCTTGAGCGCGTTCCAGTGCTCGATGAGGCGGGTGGGTGTGTTTGACCACCGGTAGATCGAGCCGTTGGGGTGGCGTGATGGCGGGGCCACGATGTAGCCGTTGGCTCCTCGGGTGTCGGTGCCGGCGCCAAGTTTGCCGGCGCTGTTCTTGATCCCGATGACGGGCAGGATGATGTGGCGACCGCGACCGGTGATCGACATCGCGAGCATGTCGTCCACGAGTCGCTCTTGCATGGCGAGCATCGACTCGAAACCGTCGGAGCCGTCGAAGTCGATGACGTCGAAGGTGCGACCGGTGGGGATGCCGATGTTGGCTTGTGGTGTTTTGCTCCACCACGCGCGCACGGTGTCGATGTCGCTTGTGGCGATCTCGAGCCACTTGCCCAGTGGCTGGTTCTTGGTGCCAGGGGCGAGCGGGAAGATGTCCACGCCAAGGCTGGCGTAGTAGAGCGCGTAATCGGTCAGCGCGGTGGGCGATGCAAGCTTGGTGTCGCGTTCTTGGTCTTCTTGGTCTAGTTGCGCGAGGAAGGCGTCCTTGTCACTGGCGGCGTCGTAGGCCGCGAGCAGGTCAAGGTCGTCTCGGTCGCGCCATAGTGGTGATGTGTTCGGCATTGGTTGACCCCTTCGGTCGGTGTCGAGCAGGTGGATGGTCGCGCTGTGGGGTTCGGTGACCGGCTCGCCTTGACTGAGAGGTAGCGAGACGAGCCGATCACCGAGGGGGTGCGCTAGAACGGAGCAGCAATCTCCGGTTGCGCCTTCAGGTAAGCCCTGGCCAGTGTCTTGTCGGCCTCGGTGCTATCGGTGATAATCCAAGCGCCCTTCGCCCCTGGCTTAGATGGCGGAAGCTGACCGACTCGGCCCAAGACCATCCCGCCGATCTTCGGCTTGAGCTGTGGTCGTAGCCCCTTGCCGAAGATCAAGATGTCGTCAAAGGTCTGGCCCTTCAGGTCACCATCGAGCACGGCGACGTTGGCGCGGATCGCATTGGTCACACCATGCACGGTGACCATGTCTATCTCTTCGCCTAATACGTCGACGAGGATCAAGCCGCCGTTGAGTTCGTTCCAGTCCACTCCGGTAAATGAGGCTGGATTTGAGAATTGGTCGGTCATGCGCTTCTTCCTTCTTTTGTTTTGACCTCAGGCTCCGGTCGGATCGAGGTGGTATGCACCTGCTCGCACTGTTTGCAGCGGACAGGTTTCTCGCAGTGGTGTGCTGCGAAGATTGGATAGCCGTGCAGTTCGTTCAGCATCGGGCGCTCCTTGTATTGCTCGCCGCGTCGCTCGAAGAACGGGCCGGTCAACTTCTCGCCGATGCGCACCGGCTCGGGGAATAACTCCCAGACGAAAATCGGGCCATTGGGTTCGGTGGCGACCTGGATGGTGGGCTGACCGCAGCGCTGGCACTTTGATGGCTTGCCCACGATGCCGGCGTTGACTGCTTGCCTGCCGGTCATGGCGTGACCTCGGTGACTTCATACAAGTCAGCGCGACACTGTGGGCAGAAGGGCACCTCTTCGCCGGTGTCCAGGGTGAGCCAACCGTCGGCGGTGTCCTTGCACGCCGAGCACTTCAGCAGCCGACTCATGCGCCCCACGCCTTGACCAAAGACTTCGAGCCAGCACGTGCAGCTCGCACTTCGCGCGCGAGTTCGCAGAGCAGGCCGGCGGCGCCGATGTTGACTTCGTAGACCTTCGTCTTGCCTTCACCGCGTGGGATGTGGATCAAGATCGCGGTGGAAAGGTCAGCGCCAAGGGGTGAAGTTTCGCCGGTCTTGATGTCGTAAAGTTCGGCGCCGGCGTAGCACGCCAACTGGATCGCGGTCGACAGTGGCCGCAACGTGCCGGTCTTCTTATCGCCGACGAGTTGGCGGCCTTGTCCGTCGATGTAGAGGTGGTCGAAGGTGCCGGCGACACCTAGTTCATGGTTGACCACGAACTGCTCAGTGGCCGCGACCACGAGACCGGCGTCTTGGATGGCGCGGTGATAGGAGTCCACGTCGTCGCGCATGTGCTCGGGGGTGTGGTGATCCTTGCCTGGCTCAGTGAAGCGGTGGATCGCGGTGCCATAGTCGGCTTTGATGTTGAGCATCGCGGCATCGGCGGCGCGCTCCACGACCTCGTTCAAGCCTTTGTCGGCGTATTCCATGCCCACGATCAGGTCGCACAGTTCACGGCGCGCAGCCAAACCAAGGGCGACGTGCTTGGCTTTCCAGGTGGCCAGACCACCACCATCGTCCAAGGTTGAAGCGAAGGTCGAGATGCGGGTGTAGCCCTGCACTTTGCCGGTGCTCGGGTTGAGGATCATGGGTCGGCCCCAGCCGTCGCGCTCGATGTCAGCGTCCACACTCGTGAACTGGTCGTCGGTCATGGCGTGCCCTCTTCCTTTTGTGTTGACTCTTTGGTCAGGTGCTTGGTGAGGGTCAGCAGGCTCTCGGCGATTGACATCAGCGCGAGGACTTGGGCGCTCGCGAGGGTCTCGGCCTTGACGAGGCGCGACATCGTCTCGGCGACGTTCAGGAAGTCCTTGGCGTCGGTTTCGTACATGGTGGTCATGCTTCCCCTGCTTCCTTGTTGGTTGAGCGGTAAAGGTTCAGCGCATAGAGCGCGAAGTAAGCGGTGAAAAGCAACGCGAGGGCGCCTTGGTCGATCGCTGCGCACCACGCGATCCATGCGAGCTCGGTGATGGTCAAGATCAGCCAGCCGAGCCACGCGGTGCGTGAGACGAGAAACAAGCCGGTCAGTGAGATCGCCGCGAGGACGTAAGAGAGGGCCATGGTCAGTACCAGCCGACGGCTTCGGAGTGCGCCCACGCGCCACAGGGCACGCCGTAGCGGTGTTCGATGTAGGCAAGGCCGTGGTCAACTTGGACAAACGGGTCGGTGCTGGTTTCACCGTGCAGCTGGGCGATGCCAAAGTGCGAACCGGTGCGCGATCGTGGTGACCAGCCAGACTCGCGCGTCCAAAGCTTGTACAAGCAAGGCCATTGGGCGGGTGCGATCAAGGTCACGGCGTAGCGCATCGAGGGGGTGCGCGGGGTGAAGGTGCTGGTGTACTTGGTGGCCGTGGGTCGCACGTAGGAGCGCGAGGTGGCCTTGACCCTTGGCGAGGCTTTCGCGCTGACCTTTGGTGCCGGCTTGGCTTTGACCGTGGGCTTAGTTGTGGCGCTCGGGCTTGGCGCAGGCTTGGCTTGCTCCACCTGGATGGGCCGGTTGTTGAGGTGACCCACGAGTAGGATGAAGATCAGGTTCAGCACCGCCAAGACGGTGATCAAGTACAGCTGCCACGCCTTGATCTCGATGATGTCCCTCATCGGTTCGCCCCCACTACCGAGACGTAGGTGCCGAACGGGGCCTTGACGCCGGCGCGCATGAAGCACTTCTCGATGGCTTGCAGCGACTTGCCTAGGCTTTGGCTGATGTCCTCGCGGGTCATGCCCTGATCCCACAAGTGGAGGACTTCTTGCACCGTTTCCTTCGAGGACAACGAGTTGCGAGTGTTGCGAGTGTTGTGGACGTTGCGAGGTTGAGCGATCGAGTCCGTCCGAGGTGGCCGGCTCATCTCGCGCCGTTCCTTGCCGGTCAAGCCGCCGAAGATGCCATGGACATCGCCCAGGCGGATGGCTTCTTGAAGGCAGGCCGCGATGACGGGGCAGTCGTTGCAGATCGCCTTCGCGACGCGGACATTGAGTCGGGTCGCTTCGGCCACGCGCGGGTCACCGCTACTCAATGGGAAGAAGATGTCGGTGTCCATGCCAGCGCAGGCCGCATCGTCGCGCCAGTACGTGGCCGTCATGACCAGCACCACGCGGTCAGCAGTTCTAGGAAGGTGGTGCCGTCCATGACGACATACCCGTCGGCGGGTGAACCTTTCCCGCGACGTTTGATCCACGCGACGCCCACGTCGGCGTTGGCGTTGTGCGCTTCGACGATGGCTTGATCGAGGAACTGCGCGAGCGGGATCGTCTTGGTGTTCTTGGCTTCGATGACCACGCCAGGGATGCCCGTGATGTCACCCTTGTCGAGGGTGCCGGCAAGAGCTCGACGCTCAGCCATCACGAAGCCCTGCTCGTTGAGGTAGGTCACGATCGCGGACTCCCAGCGCGTGCCTTTCGCGCGCGCGGCACTCACCGCTGACCCTTGAAGTAGTCGGCGATCTCGTCAAGGCCGACGAAGGCGAGGAGCAAGGTGGTGCCCGTCAAAATCAGGGTCAGCCACGACATCAGTGGGCTCATTTCCAAGCGCCTTTCGTGAAGAGTTCCCAGGTGGTCTCGTGCCTTTTGTGTTGGCGTTTAGCGATGACCTGCTGGATGGTTTCGACAACTGCGAGTCCGATGAGGAAGCACACGATTGCGATCACGCGCGATCACCGTGCTCTTCGACGATGGAGCAAAGCGCGGAGTGCATGGTGCAAAGGTCGGGGGCGCTGTCGTGGCAGTCATCGCACAAGCCGACGGCTTGGGAGAGTTCGTCCCATGAGGTGAGTGCTTGGAGTTCTTCCACGAAGTGCCACTTGCTCACGCCGGTCTTGGCGGTGGTTTCGGGCACTGAGCCGATGGGCCAGATGACCTCGACCGCGCCGACTCGACGAAACTCTTCACCGGTCACCGAGATCACGCCGGTGCGCTGGACGGTGCCCACTTCGGGGGTCACGCCAGAGGCGAGGCGAACGCGGTCGCCGACCTCAAGCGGGGCGGTGGTGGTGTCAATCATCGGTGATTCAACAATTTTTTGATCGGCAGCTGGGTATGCGTCCCTAGCGATTGGTTCGCTTTGTCCCTGCGAATTTTTTGCAGTTGTAGAAACAACTGGTCTGCCATTTCGTCTGTGAACCAGACGATTTCTTTAACGCTGTTTGATTTTCTGCGTATGAGAATTGCATGTGTGTATCCGTCGCCGTCGTCGCTGATGGGTGCAATGGACATGTCGGCGGCTTTGACCGCGTACAGTGTTTGCCTTCCTTTGACCATTTTGTTTTTCTCCTTGGCTTAGGCGATGCGCGCGATGGCGCGGCTGGAGGTGAAGCGGTTGACCTCGGTGGCGGTGATCCGCATCCGTGGGCGGGGCGAGGCGGAGGTGGAGACGTCGATGGGGTTCAAGTCGCCGGAGCCGATGAGGGCGTACACGGTTTGGCGAGATACCGAGAGGAGCTGGGCCACCTGGGGGATGGTGTAGATGGCGATGGCTTCGGCTTCTGGTGCAGGGTCTTTAGTCACGAGATGGAACGATAAAGGCTAGTGCTTAGTACCACAAGCACTAGTGCTCAAGTCGTGCCTGAGCGCCGGCGTGTCTAATACCGTCTAATGGTGTCCGAGGGTGTCCAAAGTTCGGTCAAAGGTAGGTCAAGGATTCGCGGACACCTTGACCTCCTAAGCACTAGGCTGAACACTGAGGGCACAGGTTTGGAAGGATGTCAAGAAAGGGCACTCGGGGGGAGTGAGGACTTATGGAATACGACATGGCACGGCTCGGCCAAGCGGTGGCCGATGCCCGCCAGGGTTTGGGTTTGAGCCAGCGAGAGCTCGGCGACCTCAGTGGGGTCAACTCCGACCGCATCTCGCGCATCGAGCGGGCCCATGCCGCCGAGACAAGCCCACGCTGGAACGCCAGAGGCTGGGTCAACTTGGAGACCTCCCTTGGATGGGCTGTCGGTTCAGCCAAACGCATCGCCCTGGGTGGTGAGCCAGTGCTGGCCGCGAACGTGAACTACGGGACGCACTTCGTCGAAGGCGATGCCCAAGCCATCGTCGCGGGCCCTAAGGCCGCGCGCGAAGCCCTCGCCTTTGAGTTGATGAGGCAAGCCGAGCAGCTGCTGGCCGAAGCCCGACGTCTACGGGCCCAGAACGACTAGACACCAATCTAGGAAAAGGACTAGACGTTGTCGGTGTCTAGCCTTAGTGTCGCAATTCACACCCACTAGGCCAATAGGGGAGAACCACGTGAGCGTTCAGGACTCTCGTATTGCGGGGGGGGGGGGCAACGGATGACCATCATCTTGAAGTGCTCCTTGACCGCCGGCTCCGGTGTTGTGACCATTGAGAAGGACGACCTGCTCCTGATTGTGATTTTGATGGATACCCCGACCATGACGGCGATCAACCTCGTCCAGGGTTTGGTCAAGCGCAAGCACGTCGCAGCGGTCAATGAGCAGTGCAGGCAGTGGATGGTCTATGCCGACGCTAAGGCGATCGCGCTGGCGTCCCACGACTTACTAGTTGAGACGGCGATGTAGATGTATCTAAGGCAACTCCCCTCAGGCTCGTGGCGGGCAACCGTCAGGCTGCCCGATGGCACACGGCGCGAACGCAGCCACAAGGTCAAGTCCATCGTCAGGGGCTGGGCGCTGGCGCTGGAAGGCGACATCGCCTCGGGCAACTTCGTCGACCCTGACCGTGGCAAGTTGACCCTGAACGCCTGGCATGAGCGCTGGAGCGCCGCGCGCGTAGTCACCGAAGCCACCCGCCGCAACAATGCCTCGGTGTGGTCGTGCCACGTCGCCGACCAGTGGGGCCAGCGCGCGATCGGCTCCATCACCCGCTTGGAAGTCCAAGAGTGGGTCAGTTCGTTGGCCAAGGATTACAGCGCGAGCATCACGCACAAGTCCTACACGTTGCTCGCTTCAATGATGAGGGCCGCCGAGGCTGAGCGGTTGATCAGCGCCAGCCCTTGCGTATCTATTCGGCTGCCCCGCGAGAAGAAGGGCAACTTGCGCTTCATCACCAAGGAAGAGGCGGCTCGACTATTGGCCGAACTTGATGAGCCCTACCGAACCCTTGTCGAGCTTGGCCTGCACTCCGGCCTTCGGATGGGTGAACTCACCGGCCTCGATGTCAAGAACGTGGACTGGCTCAATAAACAGGTGACCGTCACCCAAGTCATGACCCGCCACGAGGGGCTCAGGGACTACCCCAAGACCAAGAACAGCCGGCGCGTCGTTCCGGTACCGACCCACGTCATCGAGGCGATGTCGCGCCTAGTCAAGGCCGAGTCCCGCCACACTGGCCTGCTCTTCACGGCGCCCGAGGGTGGCCCTATCCACGACCTGCTCTTCGCTCGGCGGGTATGGAAACCCGCGCTGGAGCGTGCCGGCATTGAACACTGTGGGGCTCACACGATGCGCCACACTGCCGCCTCGTGGCTTGTCCAAGACGGCGTTGACCTGTACAGGGTCAGCCAGATGCTTGGGCACGAGTCGCTCAATACCACGATGAAATACGCGCACCTTCACCCAGGCGCTCACGATGACATCCGTGCAGCGTGGGATCGCATGAACGGCGTCCGCTGATTTTTTTTGCCCAGTTGTGACGCACGTATGACGCACGCCCGTGCTTCGGCGCTAGTGATTATCTCCAGAAAAGGCGCGGAGCCCTTACAGAATAAGGGCTCCGATGGTGGGCGATACAGGACTTGAACCTGTGACCTCTTCCGTGTCAGTCCGGTTCACCGCTAGTTTGAGGCTAGTGTTTAAGCGGTTCTCCCAGTGTGGGCGCGGGGTCGTTGTCCAATAACGTCTAGTGGTGTTCGATGGTTTCCAAACTCCTGACGCACGTTTGACGCACGAAACGGACATTGAAAGAAGCCCCGCCGGCACCGTTTCGGGTGCAAGCGGGGCAGATGTTCAGTCGTTGGCGATGAGGTACTCGATGACCTCGGGGTTGTCCCGAAGGCACGCCAACAGGGGGCCGGTCATCGCGGCGACAGCTGCTTCTTCTTGGTCATCGTCCAGGTGTGGATCGCTGGAGCGGATGCAGGCGTGCAGGATTTCATGGAGCAGGGTCGCGCGCGCGTAGTCTTCGGCCTTACCAGGGTCGACGGCGATGGTCATGGACTCCAGGTCGCAGGCCCCGCAGGCGTCCCCGTTGGGGTGCAGGCTGAGCACCACTTGGCGTGACCACTTCACGCGCCACAGGTAGGGGCTGATCTTGACGGTTTTGGGTCGGATCATCGAGCGCTCCTGGTCACCGTGGTGGTCAGTGATCGGCTGGCCCGTGACCACGCGCCACAGGCCACGCACTTGAGCCTTGCGTAGGTGGAGGTGGTGGTGCTGGCGGTGCCGTCAGCGATCAACTCAGTGCCCCCACAGCGGAAGCAGGAGCCCGCCTGGCCGGTGTAGATGCCGTGGTGTGGGTGGCTGGAGATGTAAGCCCCGAGCCGGTCGTAGAGGGCCTCACACAGGACGACGTCGGCCTTGCAGTAGCGCTTCATTTTGGCGCACGCCTTGGGGTCGCCGGCCATGACTTTCGTCCACAGCTCATGCCCCTCGTGGTGGACTTTGTTGCCAAGGCCAAGCTGCTGGCACACGTGGTCGAGCTTGTTGGATGCGAAGCGGAACTGCTGGCGGATCGCCTTCAGGGTGCAGACCGTCTTGAACGGTGAGGGTGGTGTCAGGCCAGCGAGGAGGAACTCGCGCTGGAGATGTTTGATGTCGAAGGTGGCATTGTGGGCGACGATGACGTCGGCCTCGTTGAACAGGTGCCAGGCGGCCTCGATCATGGCTTCATGCCCGTGCTCATCTTCGGAGAAGAACAGCACCTTCTTGGAGCCGTGCCACTTCGCCGCGAAGCACAGCACCCGCGAGACTTCGTGGACTTGGTTCAGGCCGACCCGAAGCGATGGCGCGTTCAGCTGCCACACGTCCACGCGGTTCGGGCTGCACTCGATGTCGAGGGTGAGGATGCGCGCGCGGGTCTTCGGTGGCCCCTTGCGTGCCTCTTCGGCGATACTCACGACGCCCCGATGAGTGCGTCGGTGACGATGCCAACGATGACGTGGGGCAGTGTCGGCAGGGTGTAGTTGAACTGTGCCCACAGCGCGTGGCAGGCGGCCTCGATTTGTGCATCGGTGAACGTCATGCCGCCCCGCCTTCGTTGACGATGCGCCGGTAGACCTCGACGTAGCCAGCCAGGTCGTGGATGGAGTCCTCGTCGGTGGGGCTTTGGATCAGGCGCGCGACTTTGACCAAGGCCATCATCATCGCGGCCTGCTCGGGCTTGACTTCCGTCTGGAGGTAAGCGCTCCACAGGTTCGCGATGCGGGCGTGGTTGACCGCTGGCGAGCCATAACGCTGCCCGCGCGTTGCGAGCAAGTCGTCGATGTCGGGTTCGTTGATCACAGCACACCTCGACGCTGACAAGCGCACCCGCCACGGCGGTGAGTGTTGACCGTGTAGTTGGCGATCGGGTACCCGTTTTCGGTGAGAAGGTCGGCGATCGCCACCGAACCCCAGCGCGAGTCGGTGAGCATCGCCCGCAACGCATCGCCCTCGACGCTGTCCAAGGTGGACAAGATCAGGGCGATGGTGCAGGTGGCGCCTCGCTTACGTGGTGGGCCTTGCTTGAGTGCTTTGCTGATGTTCACGGAATCCCCTTCCGTTTGCAGGATTACTACTTGGTCTTTGCCACGGGCAAGGCAATGGAGCCTTGGTGGTCAGTCCAGCCGGCGTACTTCAGGCGCCACTTCTTCTCGATCGTGGCGATGGTGACTAGGTCAACGCGACCAGCGCGCAAGATGTCGGTGGAGTAGATGCGGCCACCGCCGGCGCTGAAAGTGGCGTGACCGTATTGACCGCCGAGGAAGTACACGAGCGCGCCAGCCGGTGGGTAGCGGTCGTGAAACTGGTGCTTCGGGTTTTGCGCAAGCCATGCGGCCTTTGCCGATGGATAGCCTGGGTTGATGTCCCAGCACGAGCGGGCGAACTTTTGGCACAGGCCAGACCAGCGGGCAACTCCTCGGCGGCGCTCGTTCTCAGCGAAGGCCAAGGCTTGAGGCAGCGTCCTCATGACTCAGAGTCGCCGGCAGTGTCGGGGAAAGTGTTCGAGGTTGAAGCTGAGCCCACGCCGTATTGCGCGGTGAAGGGTGTGATGTAGGTGGCGAAGACGGCGATGAGCGCGCCAGCCACTGGCACCAAAGCCGTGGGCACGTGCGCGAGGACGACGTCCTGGTTGGCCAAGGCGGCGGTGATGACTGCGCCCACGAGTATGAGCACGAAGTGGCGAAGCGCGGGCGATAGTGAGTCCAAGATTCCGGACATGGTGATCTCCTTCTTATTGGTGGTGCGTTGAGGTGCTTCTTGCACGTTGAAGGTGGGCAGGCATAGATCGCGCAACTCGGCGCGGAAGGGGTATCGCGGGTGGCGATCCGGCTACCGGAGGGCCTTTTGCCTGCCCACCGGTCTAGGGGTGGGACTCGTCAAGCAAGTCGAGGATGTGAACTTGGCGCTCCTCGATGCGCTGAACCCGCTGGCATAAGTCGGCCAGCAGCTCGTCTCGTTTGATGGAGGCGGTGATGGAGTCACGCCATCGGGTGGTCAGCCGCCCGATGCCGAAGCCGATGGAGCCAAGACCGACGAGCAAGGTGACCACGAAGGTCAAAGTGTTCGAGACGTTGTCGGTGGTGAAGATGATCGCGGTGATCACGGGCGCGCCACTAGCGAGCGCGCCGGCCACTGATAGGGCGATGGTGGCTTCGCCTTTGTCGTTGCTCATCAGCCGGTCGGGGATAGATCAAGGGTCAAGGTGTAGTTGTTCACGCTGGCGTTGAGCGCGTAGCCCTCGACGATGGCATCGCGCGTGGTGGCCCCCAACTGGCTGGGCAAGTTCGTCAACCGGATGCAGTCCAAGGGCACCAAGGAGATCGCCGAACTCTTCGAGACACTGGTCGCGGTCATCAAGTCGACGGTGACTTGACCGATGCGTGGCTCGGTGCCCAGGCGCGCGGTCAAGCGGTTCATCGGTGGGTCAGTGGCACCGGTCAACGATGTCGAGATGCACGACCACGACTCGGAGATGATGCCCAAGGTGGCGATCGAGGTGGCGTCCTCGGCGATGTAGGAACCCGCTGGCCCGCTGGCCAGGATGCGGTTTGCGAAGGTGGAGTCGTCAGCGATCAAGGTGCAGTCACTGAAGCCGTCAAGGTCAGCTAGTGCGTCGAAGGTCAAGGAGTAGGCAGCGCTTCGAGCGGTCGAGCCCCTGAACTTGATCCCCCCAAGGCGGTCGACGTAGACCACGCCGCGCTCGGTGTCGGCGATCTCGTTCAGCGCGGTCAAGACGTTCGCCCCGCCAGTGGACTGACCGGTCAAGGTGATCGCTGAGGTGTTGGCGATGGCGATGCTCGGGGTGCCCGAAGGGTAAAGGCATTTCAGCAGGTTCTGGGTTCGGGTGGTGATGGTGTCGCCGTTGTCGCCCTTGATGATGGCGTTGTGGATCATTGTGCCGTTGGCCAGCGCGGTGCTGGTCACGCCGATCGTGGACAAGTAGCCGATCACACCGGAGCCGCCCAAGGTGGTCACGCCGAAAGTGTTGCGCCGACCCGAAGATGAGATCGTCCAGGTGGTCGCGCTTGAGGTTGAGCCTTCGTTGGCCGCGTCGATGTACAGCGTGACGGACTTGCCCGTGGCGGAGAAGATCAAGGCGAAAGAGTGCCAGCCGTCATCGTTGAAGTTTGAGCTCGTTGAGGTGATCGAGTACGCGGTGCCACTGGCGGGCTGCATCGACAAGTAGACCTTGCCGTTGGCGCCGTTGATGTAGAGGAAGACGAACTGCCCCAAAGCCGACGACCTGTCCATGTAGTACAAGGTCGAGAAGTGGGAGGTCTTGTCACTCGTACGGAAAGCCCCGAAGATGGTGCCACCGGTGGAGATGTCCACCGTCTGGGGAACGTTCACGCCGCAGCCGTTGCTGGAGGTGTCGTCAGCGATACCGTGGAAGGAGCCTGAGCCAAAGGGTGGCGCCTCGGTGGCGAACTCCCACTGGCCAGCAGCCCCCACACCGTTGACGCTCAAGGCGCCAGCCGAAGAGTCACGCCAAGCGGAGAACTGCGCGGTGGTATCTGCGCCAACACTTTGGGCGAGGGGATAGACCACGCCAGTGGTGCCCACGATTTGCTTGCACCGCTCCACACCATAGGCGGCCAAGGGGTTCGTGCCCAAGAACTTCATCGCGTCGGAGGCCACCACCGTGGTCAAGCACTCACCACTTGAGGAAACAGCCGCCGACCATGAGTCCACGAAACCGGTGAAGACTTGGACGGAGTCGATGGTCACGCGCACCGGTTGGTTCTTGATCGCCCAGTCGCCGTATCCGGCGAACGCGCTGGATGAGTTCGCGGGGGTGAAGTTGCCGGTGAAGTTATCCAACACAAAGGAGCAGGTACCCACGCCCGAAGTGTCGAAACGTGTCCCGCGCCCGCGCTTGATTGAGACGCCCTGGTCAGTCATCAGGTAGGACGAGACGTCAGTCCACAGGGAATAGGTCGGGGTGTAGAACTCGACTTGGATGTTGGGCATCGCCGTGGTCATCAGGCACCCATGAAAGCAAGCCGGCCACCGCGTCGGTGGTAATCGTTCAGCGCCTTGACCATCGCGCGCGCCATCGCGTCCTCAGTACCTGGCAGGACGTTCGGGGCGATGTTGATGGTGGTGCCCGATGAGCTGAAAGCGTTGGAGCCACGCAAGGGGACGATGGCCTCGGGGCCAGCCTCACCGATCAGGGCCATCGTCGGGGACGAAACGATTCCACCGGCAGCCAAGCGTGGGATGTCGGGGAAGATGTCGTCGATGTTGATGCCCTTGCCACCGACCACGGGCACCCAGTCAGGGATCGAGATGTGGATGCCGAAGTCGAGCGAGTTCCAGGCGTCGATGAGGAAGTCAATCATGGCGACGAAGCCGGACTTGAAGCCGTTCCACAGTGTCTTCACGGCGTTGGTGATCTTGGCCGGCAGCTTCTTGAAGAAGTCGACCAGCGCGTTGAACTTGTCCGTGATCCAGTCGACGGCGATCTTCGCGCCCGCTTTGATCTTGTCCCAGTTCTTGGCGATGAGGATCACGCCGATCAGGAAGGGAGCAAGCAAGGCCACAAGGATCAAGGGCCAGTTGTGCTTGACCCAGTTCCAGACCTTCTTGACCGCGTCAAGCACAGCGTGGAAGGCACCGTCGACGATTTTGCGGAACGTCTCGGACTTCTTGTAGGCGATGATGATCGCCGCAACAAGGGCGACCACTCCCAGCACGATCCAGGTGATCGGGTTCGCGAGGAAGGAAAGGTTCAGCAAGTTCTGGGCAACCCACCAAGCCATCGTCATGGCGCGCACGACTTGCATCACCTTGACGAAGGTGTAAAGCCCGCCCACGAAAACGATGAGGACGCCGGCCAAGATTTGCACGAGGGCCTTGTGAGAGTCCATCCAGCTCACGACCGCCTTGATCGCTGGCACGACGTTATTGGTCAAGAAGGTGACGAACTTCTCCACGATTGGCAGCAAGTTCTTGCCGATGCTGATCTGCAAGCCCTTGATGGACTCGGCCATCTTTCGCTTGTTCAAGGTGGCTTCCTTGACGGCGTCGGCGTCCTTGCTGTTCAAGGTCGTGCCAAGTTTGTCGGACTCTGCGGTGAGGGCCTTGATGCCAGCCGAGCCCTTGTTCAAGAAGGGCATCATCGACATCCCAGCGCGCCCGAAGAGCTTCAGCGCTAGGGCTGTCTTCTCGGGGCCGGATTGCATCTTGGCGAACTTGTCGGAGATTTGCGGGAGCAGTTCAGACATCGGCTTCAGGTGGCCGTTCTGATCCTTCAACGCGATACCCAGCCCCTTGGCGGCCTTATCACCGGCAGCCAAGTGCTTGGACAAGATACCCAAAGACTTTGCGCTGGTCTCCGAGTCGATGCCGGTCATGGTGAAAGCGTGACCAAGACGGGAAGCATCCTCGATCGAGCCGCCCATGTAGCGCTGCATCGTCAGGGCAGCCCTGCCAGAGGTCTCGAACGCGTCGACAGACTTGGCACCAAAGGCGACCAAGGCACCGCCAGCAGCCGCAGCGCCGACCCCACCCAAAGCCCCGCCCAAACCCTTGAGCGAGCCCTTGCCGTCTTGGGCCATGTTCTTAGCGGCCTTGCCAGCGTGCTCGAACGCCTTGGACAGGCTGACGTCTTGGCCGAAGAGCTTGTATGTCATGGAGTCAGCCATCGCGTTTGCTCTCCTTTATGTAATCGTCGGCAGCTCTAGCGAAGTAGAGCCACACGTCAGCGGATAAGTCCCACACGTTGAAGGGTGAGATGGAAGGCCACAGGTGGCAGATAGTTGTCAGTCGCTCAAAGACGTGGGACTCGATGTCATCGAGCACGCCGTAGTTCGAGGTTCGTGTTTTGCGCCCGCCACGAAAGCCGGCGGGGCTTATTTTGGGTCAGCGGAAACCACCGGCTCGTCGCCCTCTTCTTCAATGAAAGCCAACTCGTCGAGCGGAAAGTCGCACGCTTCCTCAAAGCTCACGCGCTCACCGTTTCGGCGGCGCACTAACCAAACGAAAGCCCCGAGCGCGATGAGATGCTCGGGGCTGTCGAAGATCGCGGAGGCGGATGACTGCTCAGCGGCAGCGGTTTCCTCAGGTGTGGCGTTATCTGGCGCGGGTGTGCCAAGGTTAGACAACTCGGACAACTTCGTCTCCAAGTCGCCCAGGCTCATGCCCGTCTGCTTCTTCATTTCCAAGGTGTCAAGCAAGGTGGCCTTGCCAAGAGAGTCGGCTTCGTACTGCCGACCGGAGATGCTGATCTTCATGATGTGGAACCCCTTCGTAGGTATTACAGCGACAAGGACTTCTTGGCCTCATCGACAGCGGTGTGGATGGCATCGGTGACGAGCTTGTGGTTCTTCTCAATCACGGAGCCGAAGTAGGGCCGCCCCTTTTGCGGTATCCATTTCTGGGTATCGCGCGCGTGCTGAACCATGCCCGAGGCTCGTGCGCTTGACCCCATCGCGCGATACGTTGCCGCGCTTGTTTTGGCCTTGCTGATCTTGCGGTCGAAGACTGGATGGCGCCAGCCCTTGGCGCTGTTGTACTTCTTGACGAGCTTCTTCTGGTCGGGTGGCAGGGCCGAGGAGTCCACCTTCACGATGGCCCCGACGTTCTTGCCAGTGACTGACATCTTCACCCCAACGCCCGAGGCGATCTTCGCGCGAAGACCGCGAGACCTTGGCTTCCGAGCGCCTCGGTGCGGTTGGAGTGGTGGCTTCTTGACTTCGTACTGAACCTTTAGAACTAACTCCTCGCCGGCCAGTTTGATCTCTTTGCGAAGTTTTGTCTTTAGCTTCGGGGCGAGTTCGGATGTCTTGCCGAAGAACTTCACGAAGTCCTTCTCGTCTGCTGACATCTCAACCGGTGGGCGGGCCATTACTTAGAGGGCGGAGTCGGCGGTGCGTAGGACAATCCACAGGGGTTGCGCGGCGCTTTGACCGTCGAGCACGCTGAAGGAGTAGTCCGTCTCGATGACTTCGCCGCCGTTGACGTTTGGCGTCTCGGGCTCAAGGCGTGCCAGGGGGATCGCGATCTGGAGGGTGGCGAAACCGGTGGACAGGGCCTCGGTGCTCGTGAACGTCAAGACGATCGAGACGTCGGTGTCATTGAACGCGGCGTCGCGCAGGACGGTGTCGGTGTAGATCACTTTGATCTTGCCGTTGATAGCGTCCAAGCGGTCGCCTGGGCGAGGTGAGGTGGCACGCTTGCCGGCGGAGCCGTAGGTGCGCATCCCGCCGGTGATCTTGTTCTCGCCCTTGATGGAGAACTCAGTGACGTTGGCCACGACGGTGGCGCTGCTGGCCAGTGCTGTGGTGGTCGGGGCGGTGAAGGCTCCCGTGGTCAGCGCGCCCTGGGTGAAGGTGAACAAGGAAGGCGCGGTCGGGTATGAGGGGGCGGTGTAAGCCGTCGAGGTGGACACTCCACCACTGCAGTCAAAGTTGAACGACATCGTGACGATGTCATCCTTGGCGCTAGTGATCTCCCACTCGGTGACCACGCACCCGCTGAAGGTGTAAGGGGTGACGGTGCCGTCTTCTTGGACGAGACCCTTTTGCGCAGTGAAAGGCGTGAGGGTGTCGCCGATGGTGAAGTTCTGCTGGTAGGTCGTGCCACTGACCAAGGTCGAGGTGCCAGTTCCCAAGGCACCCTTGAGCAACAAGCCCAAGCCCTTGGAGACCGCTTCGAGCTTGATCTCACCATTAGCCTCTAGGCCGGTGGTGACGCGCTTATTGGAGCGACCAAGGCGACCACCTACGCGCAAGCCCTTGCCCTGCTTTCGCATCGGCTTGAACTCGAACTTCTCATCGGTGAACTCGTACCAGCGGGTCGGGGTGATCGAGGTGCCGTAGGTGGACTCGACGCCGAAGCCGACGCTGGAGTCTTGTGTCGTTGCCATGTTCTAGCCTTCCTGGGCTGTATTGCCCGAAGCGGGCTTGGTGGTCTTGGTGGATGTGGCGGTCTCAAAGTTGCCGACCTGGTCGAGCAAGGCGTTGGCGATCTCGTCACTGACCTCGAACTCTTCGCCCGCGCGCAAGCAGTTCTCGCCTTGGCGGTTGATGATCGGCAGGTCAATGTCGCCGAGCGGGTTGATGTTCTTCAGCGTTGCCATGGAGTGCAGTTCCTTTCGGGCATGACGGATCGCCGCCCCGATAACCTCGGGACGGTGTAGGTGGTGGGTGGACTAGATGCGCGTCTTGGCGCGGATGGTGATAGCGAGCTCGGCGTACCGGCCAGCGGTTAGGTGCTCCACGTCAGTCTCGGACAGTTGCCAGTCCGTGACCTCAGCGAAGCGACAAGCCCCTGCGATCGTTGGCTCATCGCGCAGGCTTTGCTCCAAGGTGGCCATCGAGTCGAAGACGAACTCGGAGACCAGCTGCTGGCTATTGGTGCCACGCCAGGAGGAGATCAGGACGCCGACCTCGATGACTTCCTCGCGGGTACGGTTGCCCAAGGTGGCGATGCTTTGACTGCCCTGCTCACCGGCAGCCGTGCCAGCGTCAACGATGGCGACAATGTCGTCAGGCTCATCAAGGGCTGGCAAGCCGTAAGTGACCGTGGCAGTGGGATACAAGGACAGGCACAAGGTGTACAGGTTCGCCTTCAAGGCTTTGCCCCTTGAGGTGGCCATTAGCCCACCGCCGGCGTGGACTTGCCTGTCGGGTCGAGCATCTCCACGACGCGGCGCGGGATGGCATAGCCCTGGGGAGTGACCTGCATCGAGTCTTGGCCACCAAAGGAGGGGCGGTAGCCACGCTGGCCGATTGACCAAAGGTGCGAGACGATGGCGCGCGCGGCAAGGATCACCCGAGGGCTGATCGTCGACGAGCCCCAGGTGTAGGTGACTTGCACAGGGCCACGCCAGCGGTAGGGGATGCCCGAGATGCGGCGCACGATGATGCCCGTGGCCTGCTCGTAGGTGTAGGAGTCGCCGGCGGCGTTAGGTGTGGCCGAGTAGGGGATCGTGATCGAAGCGGTGCCCACGTACTCAATGACCGAAGTCGGTGTCGGGTTAGGGCGACGGCGCAAGACAACTTCAGCGCCGGCAGGTTCGTGATCCTCCACGCGCACCGTCGGCAAGACGGCGATGCCCAAAGGTATGCAGATGTCGACAAGGATTTCGGTGGCCGCTGCGATGTACAGGCGCAGCTCGTCATCGCTGGCCGTTTCAGTGGCGGCAAGGTTCAGTTCAGCGCGCGCATCCCCGAGCCCGATAACGAAGGCAGGGTCAGCGGGCCACACGTCGGCGACGTCAGTGTAGGGAAAGCCCCCAGCGTTGGCCCCTGTGGCCGTCCAGGTGGCACGGTGGCGACCGGCTTGGCTGGAAGCCAAGACTGCCGAGTAGGTGCCGGTGGATAGTTTGGTCACGCTGGCACTGGTCGTCGTCCCATCGGGCAACGTGATGGTGCAGGTGGGCAAGGTACCGGTGTCAACCAAGGTGCCGTTGGAGTCTTTAACACTGACCGAGAAGGTGAGCGTCTGGCCGATTTCGTAAGTGCTCACGCGCGACTCACTCTCGTCTCGTTTGGGTTAATTCGTGCCACCGATGGTGAAGAAGCCAAAGCGGTCACGGTTGAGGCCGTTGCCAAAATTCCGACCGCGCCAGCGGCTGACGCCGTGATCGTTGAAGTCGCTCCCACCTTCAAGCCTTGCAACAAGACGGCGGTGCCGGTGGCCGTGATGCTTGAACTGGCGGTGGCCGAATAGGTCAAGTTTAAGGCTGCCGTGCCCGACGCGGTGATGCTCGAGGTCGCGGTGATTGCAATGGGCGAGGTTGTGGAAGCCGCTGCCGTGCCGGTTCCGGTGATGCTTGAGGTGGCGGCTAGGGCCTGCGTGCTTGATGCCGCAGCTGTACCGGTGGCGGTGACCGTTGCCGAGGCGGTGATACCGACGGTCTTGGTCGCCGCTGCCGTACCCGTGGCGGTAATGCTCGATGAGGCAGCGGCGTTCGCGGTGTAGGTCAGCGAGCCGGTGCCGGTCGCGGTTTCTGTTCCCGTTGCTGAACCCGTCAGGGTTTTGGCTAGGGATGCTGTACCTGTCGCGGTGATCGTGCTAGTACCTGACGCGGTATACGCGGTACCAGATGAGGCAATCTTCACCTCAAGGACAACATAACCCCAAGCAGCGGAACCAGCAGCAGCAGAATCAAGGTTCGCTGTGTAGTTTCCAGCAGTGGTCGCTGATTTCCAACCAACTAATGCAGATCCGCTAGCCAAAGCATAAGCCGTATAGGTAAGGTCCGATGATGAGGGTGCGCTAGCAGATCCACCATCAACACCCGAAGCATAAACATAAGCGTTCGCGTTAGTGGTAGTGAGTGTGGAAGTTGTCAGATTGTTTGTGGTACTGGTTCCAGAAAGTTTTGCACCAATAGGTGATGACGTATTATGTCCCGTGACTTTGGCAACTGTTAACCCAACAAACGCACCGTAGGAACCGTCAGAACCACCGGGTAAGGTGACTGAACGTGAAGAACCAGTTGATGTGACAGCAACAGTCCAAGCCTGTGTGATTGGATCACCGAAATAACCTGAACCAGAAGAAATACCGAGGTCGGTTATGGTTCCCCAAGCCGAGTCTAAGGTGGGTGGCCCAGCACCGATTGCAGATTGATCCCCAGCAATGTCGGCCACTGTTGCCGTGACGATCAGTAAATCGCCAGAAGAAAGAGAAAGCCCAGAAACAACAGGTGAACCTGCATAAGATGTTGCTTCAAACTTAGCACCAAGACCTGTGAAAGCAAGAGCCATCAGTTAGCCCCCGTTCTGGTCAATGATCTCCTGAAGAACCTGCGACACAGACAACGAAGTATCCGCATACTGTTGCTGGTATCCCTTCAAGATGCGAAGCAACGTGTCAGTTGTCGCACTACGGCGCATCGTCAACAAAGCGTTCATAAACTCTTGGGCATCAGCGGTTTGATGAATAACCAAACCAGTGATCTCAACAACGGCCTGAGCAGCCGAAGGAGAAACCTCGGCAACAGTTGTCGCGGTGTCATCAATGACTGAGGCAACATAAGCCTCAATCTGGGCAGTGCTCACCTCAGCCATGACTAAACCGCAATCGGTGTCAGAGCCAACGTCAGTGAGGTCAGCTGGAGCGAGTCACCGCTGACGACAGACTTGCTTGCAGTCAAAGCCACCGACCACAAGAACGTCGTGCCGGCGCTGTCCCAAAGGCTGATGTGGGTGATCGTCTCAGTCGCGGTCATTGACCACGCCGTTGGCGACGACGACAAAGCCATCGAGCCAGCCGAGGCTGCCGCGAAAGTTAGGGACTGCTTCGTGGTGTTTGATGAAGCCGCAGTCGTACCCGACGCGCCTGGGTCAGCGGTGTGGATGGCGACCTTCATCGTCCCAGCCGTAAACGTGGTGCCGGTACGACCAAGGGTTTCAAGCAACTTGTTAGCCGTGTTAGCGGCGGATAATCCGACGGTCATACCGTTTCCTCATTCTCGATAGTTTGTGCAGGGATGACATCCATCGAAGCCTCGGCAACGATGGACGCGATAACTTGAAACTCGTTTGGGTCAGACATCGGCGGCCGTCGCCTTCTTGCGGACGCGCTTAGCAGCTGACGGGGCGCCAGTGGTCTCAACTTCGGGAGCCACTCCAAGGGCGGCAAGTTCTGCCTGGATAGCCGCGATGATGTCGCGCTTGCCTGAGCGTTCGGCTCCGGCCAGTTCGCGCTTGTACGCCTCGATGAGCGTGGCGTTGTCCATTGAGTGCTCCTTGTAGTTCGGGGCTTGGCGTGCATACCCACCCACCGGCTTGAGCCGATGGGTGAGCAAACTCGTCAAGAGTTAGGTGGCGACTAGAAGGTTGGCGTGGCCAAACCGGTGCCGGTGATGAGTCCGATTGACTTGGGGTAGCGCTCGGTGATGATTGCCGCGTAGTTGTACAGGCGGAAGAGCACGGAGAGCTGGTCGGCCTTTGTCTCGCGGAAGGCTTCGGCGCGCTGTTGACCCTCAAAGAGGAACAAGTCGGAGAAGCGTGCAGCGATGATCGTGTCTTGGTTTGTGCCAGCGCCCGAGTTCGTCGGGATGTTGGCGTCAACGTAGACAGGCAATCCAAGCAAGGTGCCAACTGAACCTTCGCCGACGACGTCGGTCGAGAGTGCGGTTCCGTTGTAGATGCCTTGGGCGGTAGGAACCACCAAGGGGCGGTTGCTTGAGTCCAGGGCAGCCAAGAAGAAGCCCCAGCGGCGTGGGTGCATGACGATGGCGTCGGCCGGCAGGTAGCGGTTGCTTGCGATCTGCTGGAGAACGTCGGCGATCTTTGGGTATGCCTCGGCCACTGTTGGGCTGGCGTCGGTGTAGGTGCTGGCCGACGTTGAGGACACGTTCAAGATACCCTTCTTGCCGGTGGCGTTGTTGCTCAAGCAGTACACGTCCAAGCGGGCGGCGTAGTCAGCGGCCAAGTCGGCGAGGATCACTTGGTCAAGGTTGACCGGTGACTGCTCAACGAGCTGGACGGAGACGACCTGCTGGCCGGCGATGGTTGAGACGTTGCCAACGACAGAGCTGGAAACGACGTCGGTGTTGCTGACGGAGCTGTTTTGTGAGGACTGGGCAGCCGTTGACGTACCGGTCGTAATTTGTGGCAGGTTGATGCTGTCGGTGCCGGTCGGCAGCGGCATCTTGCTGAACAAGTCAGCCGTCACGCGACCAGCGCGCGCGAGCTTGACGTAGTCCTGAACCATCCACAGCGGTGGCACGAACTCGCCGGCGCCGCCGTCGGTGGTGGAGATGGCGCGAACTTCAGCGTCAGAGCGCAGCA